TTATTTTCGTCCGTTTTTGTTGGCTTGTCTTTCTCTTGATTTTTGCCCTCTGCTTTTTTTGCCAAGTCCAGTTCTTTCACTAGAGTGCGTCCTTCTTCCACTACTATCTCGATTTAACCGCCCATTACTTGTTGTATATCCAAAGCCAGTGCTGTGATCATTCCAGCCTCTTGTTTTTTGCCCATAACTATCTCTTTGTGAATTCCTTTCTACTTCAGCTTTTTCTACTGCTTTTTGTTTTTCGATAGCCGTTTTTGCAGCAGCAAGAGCAGCGGCTACTTTTGAAGCAAGCCCATAGTCTATTTTAGCCCCACCAAAGCCAACCAAACCCATTGCTTCCACCATGTTGCCTGCTGGAGTATTTGAAAAGCTAAAATTTCCATTCTTATCAACTGACACTCCAAGCCCATTACCACCATTTCTCATTATTGATGCAAGCTTTGTAGCAGTGTTTGCCCACTCATTTGAGCCAGTATATGTGTTTTCTCTGGCTGTTGTGTCGGTGCTAGTGTGACCACTCTCTGACGCCCCAACTGGTGCGATATTAAAGGCGTTCAAATCAAAAGCTACTACTTTATCAAGCAGTGATTTTGTTATCTGCTGCGTCGCACTAAATGCCATATCTGATAGTGTTGTGTCAAAACCAGCATTTTGTAGCGATGTGCGAGTGTTTATCTCGTAGTTTAGCCTGCCTAGGCTATCCATGTGCATATTTGTCATTAGCGAGCTTTGCGACCTTATGCTGTCTAGTTTATTACGTGCGAAATTTTGCATTGCTGCTCTTGCTGGATCAAGGCTAGTCAGTGTTTTTGTGCCAGGCCTGCCGTGTAGCGCATCATCAAATGTTTGTTCCATTTTGTATCCATACAATTGTTTGCCAACTCTTACACCAGTTATGTTTCCGTTGTAGTCAGTTTGTCCTATCACTGCATCAGGTATACCAAACCAACCACTAAACTTATCTTGCATAAACTCGCCAAAGCTCATAGGGCGATCGTAAAAAGCGGTGTTACCTACTACTGCATTTAGATCACCACCAAAACCAAAGCTATTATCAAGCCCTACTGCCATCTCAAAAACTTCGGTCACAAGAGCATTAATTAACCCAGCTATCGGAGCTATACCAAGCGGGGATATGGTCGTGCCAAGTGCTGAAAGCGTGTTTTGGATAGCGGCCGAGGTTAGCATGCTTTTCATATTTTGATACATTGCCTCTGCTACATTCATCGCGTTAAAGCGTCCATTTACAATGCCATCATATAGCATGCCAGCCAAAGCTTGACCTACTACTCCACCATACATTTTGCCGACGTCCTCGGCTAGATTTTCAGCATAGCTGTCGTTTCTTAGCTCACTTACGAACTCTTTTAGGCTTGTGTAGTCGCCTCTTTGCAAACTAGCAAAGCCGTTGCCGTCTATTCTGCCAAAGCGGTTATCTCTGTTTGAGTTTTTAGGAGTAGAGAATTTTATTTTAGATACTGCTTCTACGCCGTCTAAGAGTAAATTTATACTCGTATCATAGTCGGGTTGATTTATGGCGATTATCATAGGCATTAGCACGTATTCGGCAAAATCCTCATTTAGCCCAACTATTGCGCCACTTAAGTTGCCAGCTTGTGCGATAAAAAAGCTCCTTAGATCAGGAGAAGGCGTGTTAAAAGCAGAATAGCCAAGACTACCTGCTTGATAAAAATCAAACTGGCCACCAGCCATAAATTCATAGTCGTCGCCAGTATCCGAGTTTGTTAAATTTAGTATATCGCTTAAGCCGATCATTTCTTTGTCATTGTGAAGTTTTTGTTTTCATCGATCGTAATATCATTTTTTATCAAAGCATGCACCATATTAAATAGATATTTTGTCATATCAGACGGCACTATCATTCCGCCAGCTTGATTTTCTGCGATAAAGTTTCCAAGCACTGACATTGATTTGATTATCCTATTGTCGATTACTTGCCTATCTACTGCGCGCTGCTGGCTCTCTGCTAGTGCTTGCTCTTTTGCTAGTTTTGCTATTTGAGCACGCAAAAGGTTGTTCTGCTCTTTTAAATTTTCTAGTTTATCCGCCGCTTGAGCCTCTAGCTCGTCATTTTTTAGTTTAGTATTCCTTGTTTGCTCTTTTATGCCCTCAATGTTTGCATCCATTGCAGCCGCTTGCTTTTCAAGGTTTTTTAATGATAGTTCAAAGCTCAAATCCTGCTGTGTTAGCTCCAGCCCAGTTTGCATTGCCGTAATGGTAAATTGCGTTGTAATTAGTGGCAGCATTTGAGAAAGCACGTTTATTCTGTGCTGGTTTGGTATTTCGTATTTCTCAAAACAATCATCAAGATATTTTAGTGTTTCTTGATATGGTGTATCGGCTCCAATGCTTAATTTTAATAATTCTTTCGTTCTTTCTAAATATGCGTTTTTAAAGTCCATTGTCTTTTCTCTCCAGTCTAGTTACTTTCATTCTTTGTAAATTTAGGTCTGTTTTTATGTCACCTATGGCCGTTTTTAGCCCATTTGTTTCTATTGCACCAACTCTTGAACTAAGCGAGTTAATAGCGTTGTTTAAATCACCTGATAAGCTTCTTAGCGCCCTATCTTCACTTTCTAGGTTACTGATCTTATTCGTAATTATTTGTAGTTGTGCTTTTATTTCATCGATCTCAGCGCCTAAATTTCTTTCAGCCATTACACACTCCTCGCTCTATTCTCCCAGCCGCTTTTATAAATATAATATGCCGGTTTTGCTTTTACTAAATTTCTATAATAGGTGATCTCTGCTCTATCAAAATCAACATCAAAGGCTCGCTCGTCGTAGTTATTTAATGCTTTAAGAGTCAGAGTACCCATAATACCATCCACCACCACACCTAAAAGCCTTTGTAAAACCCTGACTGCTGGCACTGTATCTACGTTTACACCAAAAACAAAGAGTTCACACGCTTTTAATTCACTATCTACCTCGTCAAGCCTCATTTTGTCCCAAAATTCTTTTTTATAAAATATTTTTACTTTTTCAATTAATGCATCATCATTAAAAAGTGCGACGCTAGCCTTTTCAAGATCGCCGTATGCGTTGATAGCTTCTCTAACTTGCCCCCAGCCTTGCCAGTTTGGGTGAGCAGCTTCATAAATACCCATAAAAGTTAAGCCTTTTTCGTTTGGGTTTTTGTGTAGTGCGTCTTTAGGTCTGTTAAATTCTAAGCTCATTAATGTATAAAATGCGTTAGTAAAATTTTTCATTTTTTTATCCTTTAAAAATTTAAATCTCTTGGCGGTTTTGTAGAAAAATCATCATAACCACCACCGCCAAAGCTTTCTATTTTTTTATCAATCGCTTTATCAACTATTGCACATATCCAAGCTGTGCCACGCCAAGCAAAAAAGCCACCTACTGCAAGACTAAAGCGATCATTATTGTTTGTAAAAAATGATGTTATTTCAAAGAATATCCAGCAGATAAAGCCTGAGCTAATAGTGCCAACTATAAAATTTACTACTTTACGCCCTCTATTTATGGCTTGTTCTTTGTTGTTTATAGATCCTAGCGCTCCACCTAAAAAGCCGACAACTACAACCCAAAAATAAATACCTACTTTGTTTATAAGATCATCCATTATCCACCTTTTTTAAAATTTATAGGTAAAAACATACATTATTAGGACGGATAATATTATTTCTACTACAACCATCTTATTTAGCCAAAATTTCTTAGTCCTCTTTATGATCGCTTCCATCTGCACATCCTTATATTATTTTTGTCCATCCCTTTTTCTTTCGTATTCTTTTATAGCTTCTAAGTTTTTTATGCACTTCTCATAACCACTATAAACATCTATTAATAACACTCCAGCATCACTTTGATTCGTTACATTTCTATCTGCAATAATGGGGGCTTGTAGCAAGTGGTTGGGTATCTTGTCATACTTATTTACTGCTTCCTTGCTTACGCAGCCCATCAAGCACATAAGATACGCTAAGGTTAAGAGCGTTAGACATATCCTTTTTATCTTCATTTAGTACCCTTTCTTTAACTTTATTTGCTTTTATTTCTATTACTTGTCTTTGCTTGCTAGCTTTTTCTATAACATCAAGCTTAAGAGAGATGAGCCTATCTTGTTCGTTTATCTCATCTTTTAGATTTTGGTTCATCTCATCACTAGACTTTAGCCTCTCCTTTGTGACACTTAGCTCATTGTCTAAGCTTTGATACCTATATCCAAGAAATAGGGTAGTTAGTAGCAAGAAGCCACTAAGATATAAACTAGGGCTTAACATTATTACTCCCTTGCACCCTTTTAAATGGGTTTATCGCCCACACGCTTTTAAGATACTCTTTGTCGTCTGGCTGCATAAGCGCGGCTTTGTTCTTTTCATTTATCTCACATATATCCATAAGCTTCCACCCAACATAAATACGACAATAAAAGCCACTTAAAAAGCCTTTGTATCGGATCGTTTTAAAAAGTCCAAAACGAGTGCGACCATCTTTAAGCTTGCAAGTGACTTTACAAAAATCACTTATCACTCCTCCGTTATTCGTGACTTTGATATTGCCTTGCACCCTTATGCTTGACGGCTCTATCTCGCTCACTTTTACGCCGTTTATTCGGCTTGAAAAGTAGCCTATTCGGTTACGATAAAGCCATAATAGACGTGCAAAATACGTCCTATTTTTTGGCTCTTTAAAATGTTCCTTTTTCCAACCACTATCACCATTTATGGCTGAATTTACTCCGTTATAAGTGTCATTTGCATCTTCAAACCATCTGGCCCACTTTGGCAAACGCTCACTATTTTTATCACAAAATACCAAAGCAATAGGTACTATTAAATAGCCAAGTATCTCTAGCGGTAACTCAATAGCTATAATGCAAAAGAGTTGCAAAAGCTCTTTAAATTTAAGCATTACTCATCCTTTTTGTCTTTTGGCTTCTCATTATCTTTTGCTTCGCTCTGTTTGTATTCTGGGCACTTAGGACACTCGCTCCAAGTGCAAGCGCCGTCTTTATCCAGCTTTGATGCGCAAATTTCGCACCTTTTTATTCTTACTCTCATTTTTTATCCTTTTTATTTGGTCTAGTTTTTACAATGTCGGTGAACTCGTCACCGCTCAAGTACCAAAATGGCCTCTTGCCATCTTCGTACTGAAACCTGCTAAAGTCATCTGGGTGCGTTGCCAGATGACTAAACACTCGTAAAATATTTGTCATATTGCTATTGTCCCAACCCTCGCACTTTCTAGCACGCAAAAAGATCATGATAGGGCAAAGTAGCACGCCCAAGATAAGCGATAAAACGCAGATTAAGAAATAGCTCATCTTTTCTCCTATATAGGTAAGTTCATTTTCCATATTATGTATCCTAAGCATATTAGGACACCTACAATTAGTGATATTCCACAAGCTATTATGTAACTCACTTTAGCCCCTCTCTTTGAATTATTAATTCCTTATACTCATTTCGCAAGCTCTCTAACACGGCAGTGTTACCGATAATAAGGGCGTGCTTTATATCATCCTCACATTCTTTTATATCCGCTTCAAGCTGTGCTAAAGCCTTAGCTTTTTCATCTATCTTTGGCTCTAAAAGTTTATTTGCCTCATCGTCACTTATTGGTGTTAGCCCTAGCTCTTTTATTCTTTGATTTAGCAGTTCTTGGCTTATGTCATCATCATAAGCATAAATTTCATTATTTTTATTTTTGCAATACTTCATTTTTTTACTCCTTATCGTAGTTCTACCCACTGAAACTGTTCGTCTGTTTGTGAATCTATTCCATACATTTCAACCTTATATGTTGCTCCTACTGGGACTACAACCGAGGCTACTTTGTTTACTCCAATAGCATTGTGATTAGTCCGCCCTTCATATACTAATACTCCAGAAACAAAGACCTTCATTGGATATGGGCTTCCATCCCCTTTTCTCCCTACTATGATAAATATAGGGTTAGCTGTGTTGTTTGTATAATTTATGCCAAGCCTTCTATTGTTTTTAACGTCTTGCCAAGTCTGACCTATGCCCAGCCCACTTTGGCTAGCGGCTACAAAATCTGTTACAGCTTTCTCAGTAACAGCCGCATCTTCCTGCTGTGCTGTTATAGAGTTTTTTAGCTTTGTTATGCCTGCTTTTGTTTCGGTCGCAAGTACTGTTTTGTCGATTTGCCCAGCTATTGGAGTATTTACATTTTTGGCTTTTATGATGACTACTACTGCCATATTGTAGGGTCGGTTTTCGTTGGCTGTTGGGACTACCTTTGAGGCATCAAAAAGTGCTCCATAAGATGGGTAGCCGGTGCTATTTGGCAACATATTGTATTTTGCACCTTTTCCAAAAACACCACTAGCACTATTTTCAGCGAGTGCTCCAGTGCCATCACCTATTCTAAATTCACCTTGAATATTTCTAATGGCATCTTGTTGCACTGTACCAAGCGCTGCCGCGTTGCCACCGATAGAGCGCATAAATTTACCATCGGCAAAATTCGGTAAGTTAAAATTCTGCCCACTGCCACCATATGTGTAGCCTATTACGTCAAAAAGCTCGGCGTATTCTGACTTCTTAAGGCTTCTGCCGTCAGCTAGCAAAAAGCCAGCAGGGATAGTCTTTTGGCTTGGGTAGCTTAGATACGCGCCTATCGGCAAGCCGTCCGTTAGTTCGGTTTTTAGAGCAAATTTGTTATCGCTTTCTTGTTTGGTGTATGTGTCTATTTTTGGAAGCTGACTATTTGGGACTTTACCACTATTATCTAATGTAGCCAGCCCATTAGCCACTCCTTTTAAGTTACTTGCTATTTTATCCTTTAGACTATTTGAAAGGCTATTTAGTCCGCTATTTAAAGAGGTCTCTAGTGTACTTATGCTTTGAGATAAAGTATTATACTTACTTGTGCTTTCAATTTTTAGCTCGAAGACATCACTGCTCTTACCATTAAGTGTGGTGGCATTTATATCAGGTAGTAGCTCTGATTTTATCTTGCCATTTTCTAGTGAAACATAATTGTTTTTCTCACTAGCATCTAATTTTGCTACAAGCAAGCTATCAATTTTTACGCTTGAATAAGTTGTTGTTGCGCTTGCACTAGTGTCGTTTATTAGTCCGTTTGTGCTTATTTTTTCAAGGGATTTTTTTAGCTCAAGTAGTGTTGTTTTTAAAGCATCTAATTCAGTAAATTTATTTTGAGAATTAGCCAATGTTTCAAGCGCTGTTTGAGCCTTTTGCTCTATTGGCTTGATTATTTCTAAAATAGATTTTGCCTCAGCTAATAGATCACTTGTTTTATTAATTTTTTCTACATTGCTGGCGATAAATGCAAAATTGCTTAGTGCAGTATTATTTTTACTATCGAAATCTGCCTTTTTCTTATCAAAATCTGCCTTATCATTTCTAAAAGTACTAAGATTGGTATCAAAATTTTGTTTTTTCTCGTCAAAATCTGTTTTTTTAGAGATAAGCTCTGTGTTTATGTTTTCAACCGCCGCTTTAACATCTTGTAGCGTCACTATTTGTTGTTTTGTTAGAGTATTTGCGTCTTTTATTTCGCTTATATTTATTTGGCTTATTGCTGTTTCTAGCTCAGTTATTTGAGAGAGCAAGAATTTTAATGCTTCTAGTGTTCTATTGCCAAGCTTTAATTCCTCTATCGTTACCATTGTTTAGCCTTTATAGTTTCTTTAGTCTTTTTTAGTTTTTCAGCTAGTTCTGTAAAAAAACGCAAAAGGTCTATCTTGCTTAAATCTCTTGCGTTTTCCAAAACTCTTATAAATTCATAGTCTGTCATAATCGCTCATCTCGTTTGCGTTGTAGTCTGCTATCGCTTCAAGTGTTAGCGTGCGAAAATAAGTGTCTTTGTTGATCAAAAAAGCTACATAGTTAATCACTGCATAGCTCAAAGCTTCGTCTATTTGTAAATGCTCTTTTGGATCACTAAAATTTGGCACGTCTGGCACGCAAATGAAAGTTTGTTTATCAATATTCCTATAAGGCCTTTCTTCGCCCCCAAAATGCCTTAGTAAAATAGTAGGTACACACTTATCACAGCAAAAAAGCATAGCCTCTAAGAATAGTGAGCCAAGCATATCATCAGCAGGGAGCTTAACCCCTGCTGTCGTTTTAAAGCTCAAATGTTTTTTGGCTTCAGTGCAAAGCATTGTTATGCCTTTAAGCCAACGCCTATTGCAAATGCATCTGCGTTTCTTACCTCTAGGCAGCTTTCAGTGTAGTATCTCTTTTGGATAGCTGTTTTTGAAGTAGTCACGTCTTTTAGTTCAGTTGGCACCAATAGACCATTTTTCATGTAGTCAAAGTCGCCAGCAATAATACAATCGCCCAAACCATATTTAGGGCTTAAAAAGCGGTGAAGTCTAAAATTTACTCTACCAAAGTCGGTATCTAAGCTAACAACACTAGAGTTGATATTTTTCTCATTGCCAAATTGACGAGTAGCTATTTTATTGATAGCTGGTTTTAGATCGGCACCGATAAACACGTCTTTTGGAGTTGTGCCTGCGTCCCAAATGTTTTGAAGTAGTTGTGATAACACAGTTTCAGTTAGTGCTGCTGGAGTGCCTTTCCAATCGCCTGAGCTATCAAACGCTACAACGTTGCCACGTCTACCGCTTGCAAACGAAGCCGCACCTTTAGCCAAGAAATAAAATAGTCCTGCCATTTCTCCAGCTGTTGCATCAGTTCTAACAGTCGGCGCTTTAAACACACTTTTTTTAACATCAGCATCACGACCAAAACCAAAGATAGCATACTCCATATCTAGCTTATGCTCTTTTGCTCTTTTAGCTGTCTCACGCTCTAATTCTTTACCGCCGTAAGTAGCCACTGCTTGCATACTTCTTGAAACGCTGACATTAGAAGTAAAAATTTGCACTGCGTTTGAAGTCTTTTGCACGCTTGATTTGATTTGATCATCAAAGTCAGAAATCTCTAGCTGTGCGTTTTTCTTTGGGGCAGCTAAGCTGTCAGTTAGCCAAGAGTGCTCTAT